GTTTGATCCTGGTACGTCAATCCATGCCATTATTTCTTCTCCCAGCCTTTTATATATTTGTCTGAAAAGTTGGCTTGACTGAATTCTAATCTATCAATTAACTTAACTGCATTTTTACCCATCTTATCGATAGCAACAAATCCTTCTTGAGATGTTACTTGGTAACCATCTGCAGTTTTAAGTAATGTGCCAACTTGTTTTGCTTTATCTAATTTTTTGATTACCATATGTTTAGCATCGATAATCATATTGTATAATTCGAATACTGCTACTAATTGAGCAGGTTTTGTCTTCTTAAAGTATTCTAATGTAGCATCTCGTTTACCACGTTGTGTTACTTTACCTTTTTCAGACTTACGTTTATCTTCTTCGTTTTTATAGAATTTAGTAATATAGTTTTGTAAGTCTCTTACGAATGCTTTTGGATTCTTAATTCTTTCACCAGCTCTAATTTTACTATTAACGAATACTTTTGTTTTTGCTAGAGTATCTGGATTTAATGCTATACCATCGAGTGTTTCTCTTCGTATAGTTCTAAAATGTTTACCAGCCGCAGATAGGATCTTATTAAGAGCCTCTGTTTCTTTCTTTGTAAAGTTTGCTGTACCTGATATATCTCTGTAAGATGCATCTACTGACCAGATCGATTTTGCGCTCTTAAGATCAGATGCAATCTCCTCTCCAAAACTTGCAGACATTTCTTCAAATGTTGATCCTCTGTAGACTGTGTGCCAAACCACACCGACCTTGGATCCGAGTATTTGTTTGCCGAGTTCTGAGTTTTTAGGTACCGCGTAAACAATCGTATTAGGATGGAAAGTAATATGCGGTTCACCTTCAATGTCCACCACTTTGAGATCAGCTTTATCATATAAAAAATCACCTTGTACTACGCCCTTAATACCAAGTTTAGGAAACTCAGCCAGAGCTAATTTTAATTTAGAATTCAAACTATCTTTGCCTTTTGTATCAGCATCGATATCTGCGTTTGTCTTATATACCATTGGGTTCTTATTAAAGATACCCTTTTTAGCAACAAAGAACTTACCATCACTTGGATCAGTTCCACAGAAGATAGCAGGAGCTCCGTCCCATTTAACCGATACATTAACTTTGGACTTAGCAGTACCAGCCAACATATCTCTTAATGAACGTAAGAAATTAATAGCGTCTCTTGTACCATTAACACCGTGATTCAATATAGAATCTTCGAGATGTTCCATGTGAGTGTTTTTGTTTTCAGCCAAAAACTGTTTAAACGTATGCATTAATTCGTTACCTTCATTTTAAAACCTAACTTATTCTTAGCTGCATATCCTGCCCAACCAAATTGGAACTCAGCCTCTCTAAAATAGTTATGTTTAATCTTAATTGCTGTTTTTGATACGTTAACATTAACTTGTATTAACGTAACTTGTCTTGCCACTCTTGTGAGTGAATCTTGAATCTCTTTATTAGCATTTAAAACTTTCCATATGTTTTCTCCTAATGGCGATAACACAAGTCTTAAAGCATCTCCCTCATCATTCTTAATACGATCCGTAAGAGTGGTATTCATTGAACGCCAAAATGGTTCAAGTACTCTTATAAGATCTTCACGAGGCATGTTATCTACAAAGTTTAATACAGTATCGAGATTAACATTTTGAACTCTTTCACCCATAATTCGTGCAAGTAGTCTTATTGGATCCGTATCCATATATTTATGGAGTTCAAACATTTGCTCTTTCATAGGGTATTCATTAACAATTTTAAATATAGCCAATGATGGTTCATTAGTCATATCATTTCTGTCAGCAGATTTAGCCCTACGATTAATTGCATCGATAATGTTTTGTATAGTAACTTTACCACCGCCACCAGATTTTACTGATATTGGATATTTGATTCCAAAGCGAATTGCATAGAAATCAATAAGTCTTTCGTTACTTGCCTTTGGAAAATGTACTTCTTTAAAGTTTAAATTAGATACAGTCCAAATGGCAGCAAGTATTTCACCGAAGTCTGCAGATACCTTTGCAAGATCTTTAACAGCAAAATTGTTTTCGTTTCGTATATCTCCACCAGCACCTGCTGATCGCCACATCATATCAGTGAGTTGTTTAGCAGTTGCAGGATCATACATCCTACGTAATTTACCACCCACTATCTGAATAATATTTGGTATAGTAAGAGTCTTACCAGCAAGACCAAGATTATCGGGTGTTAAATCTTTGTTCCCAAACAGTTGTGCTCCTTTAACAGAAGCTGAAGGAGCATTGTTTACCCAAGGTATTGTAGTACCTCGTGGTACTGCTGGCGATAATTGTTTAGTTGCTACTAATAAAACTGTAGGAAACTTATCAGATATAGGAGTTAATGGATATTCACGAACTTCGATACCATACTTCTTAAGAAGTTTTCTATGATTTGCTTCCGTATCTGTTACCGGAAAACGAACATGAAAAGCCCCTCTTGAAGAGTTGGTAAATCTAATCTGTGGGAAAGATCTACGAATGTAAGATTTAAACTCACGAGTTGCCTTATCCACTTTAGCCTCGATTAAATAGGTTTTGAATGAATGCAATTTATCATTCCTGTGTTAAATAATTATTTAAACCTATTTATAATATTAAGAGATGCCTCCGGCACTAAACATAGTTTTCTTAGAACCTTGACCAAATGCAGTTTTATCAAAAGCAGCAGTATCATCATTACCAGCCGATGGAGCGAATGATGCAGTATTTGCAGCACTTGTACCACCGATACCACGTTGAGCGCTATCTTCAAGATCATATATTTGCATTTTTGATCGATCAATACCAACTACAAATCTACGATAATAACCAAGATCACCCCATCGATTTTTAAGTTGTTTGATCATTAACTGACCAAGATTATCAAGTTCTTCAGTAGTTACAAGACCTAAGATACAATCCGCGGTATGGGTTATGCCCATAGACTCTGAAGTATTAGTAAGGTCAACATCAGAATTCCCGTAGCCGTCACGATTGAACTGAGACGAAGTAACCACAGCACAATTGTATTCCATTGCAAGACCACGTACCTCCTCGGCAATTGATTTTACGAGTGTATAACTATTTGCAGCAGCCGCGCCTTTAACTCGCATAGATGCACAAATATTAAGGTAATCAATAAAGATTACATCAGGCGTAAAATTCTTTTTCATTTTAAGTTCATTAAGCAAATGACGGAAGTGACCGACATGAGCAGAACCAGTTGGATATTCTTTTACAACAAGCTTACCAGTACATTTCGATTTAATACGATCCATACGTTTGTTGTAAACATCTCGTGGTAATAGCTTAAGTTCATCAAGAGTAACATCCATCATATTGGCGTCAATACGTTCAGCAATTCTTTCTTCAGCCATTTCCATAGTAATATATAAACAGTTTTTGCCAGTCATTAGATAACTTGCTGCAGCGTGACATTTTACAAGAGATTTACCACCACCTGTAGTTGCCAACAATACTGTCATAGATTTACGAGGTAAACCACCTTTAGTAACTTTGTTTAACAAATCAATGTCAAACGGCATACGTTCTTCTTTACGATGATAGAACTCATAACGAGCTTCAGAATCATCAATAAAGTCGTGACCTACCGATGTATCAAAAGATATACCAAGAGAGTCAGATAATAGATTAGGAATAGCGCCTTTATCATTTGTTTTATCCTCACCATCCATAATAAGAATGGCTTTACGTATAGAATTAAATAAGTCTTTGTCTTGGCAGAACTTTTCTGTTTCTGATACTAAGAAGTCAAAGTTTGTATCTTCATCACGACCAAGACCATCAACAGTACTCATAATATCTTTATATGAGTCTTCATTGAGATCTTTACGTTTATCGAGAGAGATTTTAAGAGCTTCGATAGAAGGTGGTTGTTTGTATTCATCCACATATGTTGAATACGTATCGAAGATTTTTTTGAGGCTACCATCATCAAAGTATTCATTTTTGATATAAGGATATACCTTACGATAATAGTCTTCGTTAAAAATTAGATTTGAAATTACAGTTGTTTCGATCATTGAGGCATCCAGTTGTTAGGTTGAGTATCGGCGGAGATTAACCCGCCGATACAATCAAGTATAATTATATTAACATACATTACAAAAAATGTCAACCGTTTTAACTTGCCAACTCTTCGTCATTATCATCAATGACTTGATCGACTTCATCAACTGTATCATCTCGCATAATGGCACCTTGCGCACCAATAGTAAACGAGTCCTTGATGAACTGGCTTAGATTTGTTTTCTCAAACATCATTAGCCAGAAGTCTTTATTATCATTTACGTCTTTAGCCCTCATTAGCTTTTCTGAAATGACTTCACCAGTTTCTGGATTAATCGCTTCATACCAACCAACTTTAGGTTTATGTAAATATCCACCTTTCTCAGCAATTTCCATAAGACCAGACCATTTAACAATACCGCCTTCATAGCTTACGCTAACTGGTATCTTAGACTTTTCTCTGACATGCCTTGATTTTTCGATGTTAATAATAAAGTGATAGCCTTGAATTTCTTGACCAACTTTATCTTGTTGTCGACCAATGATCCAAATAGCATCTGCTGAATAGTAAATACCTGTACCACCTGATACAACAGCCTTAGGAAACATTCCGATTTCTTGATAGGTATGGTTAACCGCAATCAATGGAATATCTTTTAAGTTGAGGTGTGGTGTTACAATACGGAACAGAGACTTAAGAGCTTTAGCCCTTGACATATCTGCTACTGATTTACCATCCAACGCGTCTTGCGTTTCTTTCTTAGAAGCTAGGTTACCAACTGAATCGATTACGATAACAACATTATCGTTCTTTTCAATTTTATCTAACTGCTGAGACATATCAAACTTAAGTTGTTCAACATCGGTAATTGGTGTATGAACTACGCGGTCCATATCAATACCAAAGCTTTCAAAGTAAGCTTGAGGAGTACCAAATTCTGCATCATAAAATAGTAATACAGCATCTGGGTTTCGTTGCATATAAGC